AAGCATTGTAATACCTAGTAGTTGCTCAATAATCGCTCTCTGATCATTTTGACGCATACTGAGAAAAGGCTCTGTGTATGTGTTTAGTGCCACAATGTGTTTGAACATGTCATGACTCATACCAAACAGTTTTTCTATTTGTGCTTGAGTTTGACGATTTTCACCTTGTGCTTCGTCTTCGTCAACATTTTGTTCGTTGACATAGTATTTAAGCACATTAGGTTTTCTGCCTCTTTCAATTCTATATTTTGTACCTTCTACAGCAAAATCCAATGTAACCATCATCTGTTTACTATTGGTTTTGTTTACAAGATTATCTTTGCGTATATTTGTTAGTGCATTGCCATATATTGCATAACTTAATGCATTGATAATAGTAGTCTTGCCTGTACCATTACGACTACCATCTCCGCCAAGATCTAAATTGTTTCCTAATACCAGTGTGAGTCCATTGTCTGTAAAACGAACAGATTGTGTTACGTTACCAACACTCATAAAGTTTTTTACAGTGATATTTTTAAGTGTAATCATAGGGAATTATAAATGTCTACTAGGATTTTTTTGTCTATCATTTCGCTGTCCACAGCGTTTAAACTATTATACACGATCTGGTCAACATTTTCAACCTCTATATCGTCTACAACTTTCCAATCCTGAGCATGCTCTTCCTTTTTACTAGGTATTAACGCTATTTCTCTAACGTTGTACTGTTGACTAAAAGTTTCTTTAATAAAACTTGCTTCTTCATAACTTATTGCAATGTCTAGTGTTGCTCTGCAATAAGTGTATTCATTTAAAATAACATCCGGTTCATCTATTAATCTGCTTAGTGGAACAGTTCTGTAGCGTGGTCCGTTAAAATTAATATACTCAGGCTCTTCTCCCCATGCTAGTTTCATCATACCTCTATCGTCATCCCATGTATCTGCATAGTTGTGACCAAAAGGTGAACCTAAATAGTGTACGTTGCCTTTGTTTTGTCTTTTGTGAAAGTGTCCAGTAAACACATATTCTGGACCTGTCAAATGTTCTGCATTAATGCCACCATGATCTGGCATTTCTATCATTGCATTCATTTTAAAGTAAGGTAATTCAAAATGTCCAAACATATAACGACATTTAGTTTTTTGTAAACTTTTCCATTCGTCTTCTACTAGCCAAGGTATAAGTGCTACATCATCTTGTACAAGTGCATCTTCAACTAGTGTTACATTTTCAAATAGCCCTGCATAAGGTAAACTGTTTAAATCACGTTTTTCTCTATAATAGAGATCGTGATTGCCCATAATCATGTATACACGTTCAAATGCACGGCTAAGTTTGCCTACATTTTCAACACTGTGATTTAGTGTACTAACGTTTACACTGGCTCTATGATGATGCCAGTCTCCTAAGAATATACAAGTTTCACAGTCTTGACTTTGTTCAATAAACCAATCAACAAAACTTGCACAATCACGATTATGCTGTTTGCTGTTGTTTTTATTTCCAAAGTGTATGTCTGTAAAACAAGCGGCTTTACTGAAGAATGTCATGGGTCTCCGTTCAACGAATTTATACTTTACTCATAATAACTGAAAATCTACTTGTTGTCAACCTATACGTTGAACCCGTGTTCTTTGCGTTCTTTGTCAGCGGCTTCATCCCATTTTGCACGTTCTGCCATTTCATGTTCAATTTGCCTACTATAACTTGGCATTTGTCCATTTTGTTGTAACAAATCATCTCTGATGTTTTGATTACGTTTTTCTAGGTTTAGTACTCTTGTAAAACTATTGGTAACCGCGGCTGTGTAGTATGCAAATGGATTTTGACTTTTAAGTTCATTAAATTGTAATCCTATTTGACTTAACTGTAACAGTGCATGACTACGCATTTCATCCACATAAGTGTATCCACGCCAGTTGCTACGCATACTGTATCTTTCACAAAGTTTAATGAACATTTTTGCTAGGTTATTACTGATGTTTCCATGTGTTGTGCTAAATTTGCCATTATCAAAACCACCTTCCCAATGACTTCTTACAACTTCTTTTAGTTCGTCATCTACATAAGCATAGTGTTTGAATGGTGGAAAATTGCATTTTGCATGATGATCAGCAGTTGTTTTAGGTTTACTTTTTCTGCCAGGCTCCAATGGTACATGTTCAAAAGTCATTACTCTAAAGATTAATGATTTTTCATCTATTGTATTTGGATCTACCTTGTACGTAATTTGTTTAGGCTTTTGACTGCTTTTGCCGTTGCTATCATACCATTCCCAATATGCTTGTTCGTATGCTATTACACTTAGTTGAGCGGCTCTTGATTCTTTGCCTTGTTGAATTATTTCTGCGTTATTAATATCTTTTATATCTTCTACAATAACATCAAAACGACTGTATTCATCATCTATGGTACTACAAAAACTTAATTTGCTTTTGTGTATTTCTTTAAGCATGTCTTTGTTGTTTAAATATTTTTGCCTTTTCATGTTTTTTCCTTAATTTGTTATAGTATATGCTAATTGATACTAGTTGTCAATAACTACCCACATATTTTTGCTATAAATACTATTATAGGAGAACTTAATGAGATATGCACAACTGACAGAAGATGTGGCTACAGATATTGCTGTTTTTTATGGTGGTAGATTTCAGCCTATGCACAAAGGTCATCATAAAGTTTATATGGATTTGGTGGAACAGTTTGGTTCCTCTAACGTATTTATCGCTACTACAATTGCTAAAAATGCTACACCAGAAAAAGATCCTTTTAGCTATGAAGAAAAAACAAACATAATGACCCAAATGTTTGGCATACCACAAAAACAAATTGTAAGGACCAGTCCTTACAGACCAGATGTAAGTTTAACAGGAAAAGATCCTAGTAATACAGCGATTGTTTTAGTTTTCAGTGCAAAAGATGCAGGTCGTCTCAAGGGCGGTAGTTATCTCAGAGATTACAAACCAGGTGCAGAAATGGTGCCTGGAGATCAAGCAGGTTATATACTAGAAGTTCCAATTCAAGAAGGTGGAATGAGTGCAACAGACTTTAGAACAGTAATGAAAAATGATAGCTTGAATGACAATCAAAAAAGAATGACATTCAGAGAATTTTTTGGTAGTATCAATGAAGATATTTTTAACTTTATTAAGGATAAATTAAATGTCGGTGCTAGCTAGAAACAAAACAAGATTAATGTTACCTAGAGGTGCAGTTGGATATTATACCAGTGATCTATTGGCTCCGTTGCTCACTGCTAGTGGCGGCGGTATGGGAGTTGTGTTTCCTTTTCAACCAGACATAACTTACCAACAAAGTGCAAATTATAGTTCATATGATTTATCACATACCAATTATACGTACAACGCCTATAGAAACACAAGTAGTCCATCTATACAGCTAACAGCTCAATTTGCTAGTGCTACACAAGAAGAAGGTGCATACACTCTAGCCGCTTTACATTTTTTTAGAAGTGTTAATAAAATGTGGTCAGGAATGGGAGATAGAGGCGGTGTTCCAACTGCTGGTACACCACCGCCAATTTTGAGATTTAGTAGTTTTGGCGAACAAGTATTTGGTGCACCACAAGAAATGTCATCACCGTCTGGCATGAGAGTTGTTCTAACTAACTTTGCAACAACGTTTGACAGCAACGTAGATTTAAAATTGATCAACGGACAACAATTGCCAGTTGTAATGACATTTGCTTTGGACTTACTAGTACAAATTACACCTGATAGACAAAAGAACAATTACAGTACAACAAACTTTGTAAATGGTAGAGCATATTCAGAAGGATTTATTTAATGGCAACGCCTAAATACAAAAGCACCAGTAATTATGCAAACACTATTTTAAATACTAAATTTTTAGAATTATATAGTCCTACAATTACCAGTGATACACTAAACCCTAATAGAAGAAAAATAGTTATCCAACCAAAATACAATAGACGTCCTGATCTATTAGCATTTGACTTATATGGAAATGCAAGGTTGTGGTGGGTATTTGTGCATTACAATAGAAATATTATAAAAGATCCTATAATGGATTTTAACAGCGGAAAAACAATAGAAGTGCCAAACAAGTTTAGTCCATCAGGGGTCAACTAATGGCTACCCAACCTCCACTTAATGTTAGAAACAATAATCCTGGAAATATACGTGAAGTAGGTATTTCTTGGGAAGGTAAAACTGGTAGCAATCAAGGATTTACAACTTTCTCTAGTCCTGAAATGGGACTAAGGGCAATGGCTAAACAAATTTACGCAAATGAAAATAGAGGAAAAAATACTGTTGCTAGTATGGTCAGTACTTGGGCTCCTCCAAATGAAAATCCAACTAATTCATACATTAGTAATGTAGCCGCTAGATTAGGAGTTGATCCCAACACACCTTTGCAATTTCAAGGTAATCCCAATCTTACAGCCGCTTTAATGCAAGCAATTATTCAGCAAGAAGGCGGGACAGCATCAAGTAATTATTTCAATGATAAAATTTTTGCAGGTATTCAATTGGCAAATGGGGAAATAGATCCCAATGATATTCCAAAAGTTGAGCCTGATCCTGGGCCAGGACTACCGGAAGGTGATCCAGCAATATTTGATCCAGAGTTTGAAGATGACCTTACACCTGATATAAATCCTAGTGGCAACAAAGTTCCTTTTTATGAAGATAATATTTTAAACAAATATCCTAACTATATGTACAGTTGGAAAATACATGTTGTGCATCCTGCTGAAGCAGATAGGTTTGAGGAAAATATACAAAAACAAAGAGCGGTAACAATAGCAGATCAAGGTGTTGAAACTGAAATAAACATTGAAAGTATAGAGCAAAGAATGGTCTTGGCATTTCAAAAAACTGATAGAAATTCAATTGCAAATGAATTTCAAATTAGAATGTCAGAACCAGGCGGAATGACAATGTTTAACAGAATTCTTTTTGCATCCAAACGATTAGGCATTGAAAATCATTTAAAAGCAACCTATTTACTAGAACTTAATTTTGTAGGATATGAAGACGATGGCAGGGCTGTAAGCAATATTATAGGGCCTTATTTTTACAGTTGTACTCTAACAAATCTTGATGTACAGCACAGAGATGGAGCAACTGGTTATGTTGCTAGTTTTATAGAAACTAGTCAAGATGCTTATTCTAAAGTCAGTTTGCATCTTAAACAAGATATCAATTTCGAAGCCAGTACATTTGGAGAATTTTTAAAAACATTTCAAGAGAAGATTCAAGAACAAGAAAATAATAGATTGTCTTTTTCTATGAATCAAGCATATCCTACAGTTTACATACTAGAGTTAGAAGACGAAGTTTCTGAATGGGGAAGTTGGGAATTTGGTGCAGTAGAAGGAAAAGATGATTTTACAAGAGGTATAAGCGTAAGTGGAAACGGTAAATTAAAATTCAGTTTTCCAGCTGGTACAAGTATTGTAGCAGGTGTAGCTACTGCATTATATCAAACCAAAAACTTTCAAAAATTACCAATTTTTGAAGGTGGATTTGCAAAAGAAAATCCTGAGGAAGGAGAAGCAAGACCTGAGAAACTAGCACAGCTTACCAGCTGGATGAAATTAGATACTAGTGTGACATTTGACAGATATGATTTTTTGATGAAACATTATCAAAAATTTATAACATACAGAGTTGGTCAATATATAACTCCTGAAGTTGCACATGATCCTGCGAGTCATTTAGAATTATATCAAGATGATCTATTACAAAAAAAGAGATTGCAGAATATTGTCAAAAATGGTTTGATAAGAAAAAAGTTTGATTATCTTTTTACGGGATTGAACACTGAAGTTTTAGATTTAGATATTAATCTAAGCAACACTTACTATCAATTACAAGCACTTAATCATGGTGCAATAGACTATTCTGATAATCTTTTTAGTGGATTGAGCCAGGCTCAAAATGAAGTAGCAGACTTCATCAGTACAATAAATGACCTACAGAAAAAATTACAAAATCTTAAACGAAATAGAGCTGAACTTGAGAAGAAAATAAAAAATTTAAGTGATATGGCTTATCTTGACCAAACTGGTGCTATTAGGCAAGAAATACAAGCTAACAGAGAAGCAATAAGCATGATAGATCGTGCAGAGATCAATATCACTCAACAAATTGCTAGGACGAGAGAAGAACGAGCTAAACAGGCAGAACAGTTTCAAACAAGACAATCAAGACAAAGTAGACTGCCAAAAATAGCAAGAAGATATATTACACAAAGTGATGTAGTCAGCACAAATAGTGCTAATATGGCTCATAAAAAAGGACAAGATTTTCCTCTTACATTCATACCAAATCAAGTAAACAGTAAAGCAGTGCAAGGACCTGACAAAGGTAAAGGAAGTAGTGGTTCAGTAATGTTGGGTGCAGTTGAAATTAATCTCAACAGTATGGCTGATCTTGCTACAATGATAATAACAGTTAGGGGTGATCCTTATTGGCTTGGAAGACCAAAAAGTGCTTATGCCAAAAGAAATGAAAACGGAGCTAATTACACAAGAGGTGGTTGTAATTTCTTCATAGATATGAACTTCCCCACATATCCAGATGATGACACAGGACTCATGAATATACCTGAGAAAGATTTTAGTATTACAGGTTTATATAGAGTCACACAAGTACAAGCAATGTATAGTGATGGACAATTTACTATGATGTTGGACAGCTTTAGAGATATTAATACAAATGTTGGTTTGGTACTAGAAGAACTGACAAGCGGACTAATAGATTTAGGTGATGCTAAAAATCTTCCTGACAGATATAAAAAAGAAGAGCAAGGAGATGGCTCCAGTGAAGGATCAGAAACCATAAACAACACTGGACCTAATAGTGGAGAGTTTGCTACAGGAACAGGCACAGGAAACGTCACTCAAAGTCAAAGTGGCATTAGAGACGGAGCAATTGATGCAGATATTTTAAACATACTGCAAACAGCAGGCGTAAACGCTGGAGTAGATGTTGTAGTGACAAGTGGTAGTCAACCTGCAACTGGTGTTGATGGTGTTGATAGAACAGGCAGTCACAGGCATGATAATGGTCGTGCCGCTGATGTTGCAATTTACAGTGGCGGAGTAAGATTAGATACAACCAATCCTAATCACTTACCCATTATACAAAACTTTATTAACGAAGCTAGAAAAGCAGGTGCAACAGGAATAGGTGCTGGAAACGGATATATGGGTAACAATACATTTCACATAGATCGTGCATATCCGGAACGAGGATATGTGCAATATTGGGGAGGTCAATTAGACAACGGTACATTTAGATCAAGAAACGCACCACAATGGTTAAAAGAAATAGCACAAGGAATAGCATGATATGAGATACACAGGAAAAGATACAGAGAGTACTGGTGTACCTACTAGGTACTTTGAAGGTAGCAATGGTGCATTAAGAACGCTGTCAGGAGTTTATCTTGGCAAGGTTGTTGACATTAAAGATGATACTTATCAATCGCATATATATGTTGAATTGGTCGGTCATCAGGTTTTATCTAACAAAGATTCAGATCAGGCAAGAAAAGAATATCACAAAGTCAGAAGAGTCATGTCATTTGGTGGAGCTATACAGACAACTGATTATAGTAACAACTACGGAATGATGGCTCATCCACCTACACCAGGAACTGAAGTACTGGTGGCATTTACAGGCAGAGAACAAGAAGGATACCTATTAGGAGTGCTACCGGACAGTGGAAGAAATGCACAAATACCTGGTATACCTGCTGGTGAACTTAAACAAGAAGGCGAAACAACAATTGGTCCTGCAACAGATTTAGATGTGTTCAGTAAAGATGCTGTAGAAAAGTTTAGACATCCACAAGCCAATCAATTAGCAAAGCAAGGACTAGGTTATGACAGTATAAGAGGATTAACAAGCAGTGGTGGTCGCAGAGAAAGTCCTATTAATTTATTTGGATTTAATACACCTGGTGGTCATAGTTTTGTAATGGATGATGGAACTAGAAATGACAAACATGTAATAGTGCCTGATAAAGATAGAGCACAAGGCGATAACAATTGTATGAGATGGAGAAGTAAGAATGGTGCACAAATACTTTTTCACGATACTGCTGGAATAGTTTATATTATTAATCAAAGTGGTACTGCTTGGGTACAATTAAGTGATAACGGAGATATTGATGTATTCGGTGAAGGCAAGATAAGCATGCACAGTGAAGATGATTTTAATTTGCATGTAGGTGGCTGTTTTAATCTTGAAGCCGAATGTATTAATATTAAAGCAACAGGTTCAGATGGTGTTAAACTAGAAACTACTACTGGAGGTATTGATGTACACAGTAACAAAGATTTAAAATTGACCAGTGACAAAAACGGACATATAAAAACAGATGGCTTTATAAGATTGACTTCAAAATTAATTGATTTGAATGGCCCGGAGGCAAGTACAGCAACAAAAACTACACCTAATAATTTAACAACAAATTTAACAATAAAGAAAAGTACAGCAAGCAGAGTACCAGAACACGAGCCTTGGGGAGGGCATGCTGAAGAACAAGTTAAAGTAGCATCACAAGCACCTGGCAAATTAACCAGTAACAGTAAAGACTATGATTTGGAAAAATTACAAAGCAATGTTGGCTCTGGTTCTTCATCAAATCAATTACCAAACTATCAACAAGGCTTTCAAACCGCGCCAAATCAAACACCTGGGTATCAGCAAGGTGTAGCGTATGATAACATGTATGCTCAAAACATAGGAGTAGGATCAGTGCAAAAAACAGATACTAAAGATGTAAATCCTAGAACTGGTTTGGGATGGAAGAAAGGGCCGAGGTAATGCTAACACAAGTACCAGAGTTTTTCCAAACAGTTTGGGAAGATTACACAATAAAAGATCAAACACTTTATGATACAAAAATTGATATTCTAAGTCTTGATGTGTCAAATACTTGCAGAGATTTAGCATTGTCTTTCAGTCAATACAACGCATACAGCGGAATAGGTTATGGAGAAAGTAATTTTACCAGAGGTGTAACTGAACAAGAAGCTTTTGAAGATTGGTCAATAACTTGGAACAATGAAAAAAGGAAAATTTTAGTTTTGCTTAAAAATTTTAATATTTTAAAAATAACCCAAAATCAATATGATGGTATTGTGTTGTTTAATTGGATTACAGGTACTGCTAATACAGTATCTGCTTCAGAAGGAGAATATGATCTTGCAAATTCAATCAAATTACAACAATGGAACACTGTAGCTAATATGATAAAAAGAAGTAAGATTAATAAATCAAAAGCAGATATAGCAAGTAAAATTATTGGTTTAGCAGATTATGGTACTTATAGAGATAGAATATGGTTAAGGACGCAAGGCATATACAAAATGCGTCAACAAAATGAATTAAAAGCACTAGACAGCGAAAATTTAAAACGTGCAAGATTTGCATATTTTGCAGAAACTGGAAACTTTTTACCTTTTACACCTGAGGGAATCAAAAGAGATATTGTAAACAAATACAACGACACTTTGTCCGAAAAAAGGTATACTGCTGACGGATCTACTAAAACATTTACACTTACAAAATCTCCAAGTGTTTACCCTGTAGAAAAAATCAAAGTACTAGTAAATGCTAAAATGATACAATTGTATTTTGACTATACAGTCAGTGGAGATACACTTACTATCAAAAAAGACCTTGTAAATGGTGATATTGTTGACGTTACTATTAAAATATAAACTTGGTAGTTAATTTTGCTATAAATACTAGTATGGCAACGTATTATGGATACAGTACAATAGATACAACAATTGGAGGCAAAACTCTGGTAGATTCTGAGATTGCAAAACGTGATCTTATGAATCATTTTTACACTAAACGAGGAGAACGTGTTCAAAATCCTGAATTTGGTAGTATACTACATGAATTAGTATTTGAACCACTGGATCAAGAAACAGAAGAAGCCGCACTAGATGATGTAAAGCGTATCATTAACAATGATCCTAGATGGATCGAACTAGAAACACTGTTAAGTAAACCAGATGATCATACATTAAATATAAAAGTAAGATTAAGGTATAATGACACAGGTACAGCAGAAGAGCTGTTTTTAACATATGTAGGTGAGATAAACTAATGGCACAAGGCGCAAGACAAAGCAGTTTATTTGCCGCTGAAGATTTTAGTGTAGTATACGAAAGTTTCAGCGAGGCAAACTTCCAAGCGTATGATTTTGAAACCATACGTAACAGCATGGTAGAATATATCAATAACAATTATCCAGAAAACTTTAATGATTGGATTAGTTCAAGTGAATTTGTAAGTTTAGTTGAACTTATGGCATTCTTAGGACACAATCTAGCATTTAGAGCAGACCTAGCCAGTAGAGAAAATTATTTAAGCACAGCAGAACGTAGAGAAAGCGCCTTGCGTATTGCTGAATTTTTAGGTTACACTCCTACTAGAAATATTGTTGCTAGCGGATTATTAAAAATTGACAGTGTAACTACAGATCAAGTTGTATTTGATGTAAATGGAAATAGCCTTGCTAATCAAACTTTACAGTTTGAAGACAGTACTGATCCTAGTTCATATCAAAATTTTATCACTGTTATGAATAGTGTTTTTCAAAGCACAAGTCAATTTGGAAGTCCTTTTAGTAAATTTATACGCGATGGTGTTACAAACGAAATATATAGAACCAATAGTACTAGTAATGTAACTAGCAAAGGATTTAGCGGTAATGTAAATGGAGCAAGTGCTAGATTTAGTTTACACAGCTTAAAACACAACAGTACTGATAATATCATAATTGAAAAAGATCCCGATCCATATGGTGCATTAGACTTGTTATACAAAAATGACAACAGTGGATTTGGCAGTTCAAACACTGGGTTTTTCTTAGGATTTAAACAAGGGTCTTTAGAATATCAAGATTTCAACATTACTGATGGACTACCAAACATGGTATTAGATATCAATGTTAATAATGTTGCTAATGGTCAAATTTGGGTACAAACAATTGACGAAATTGGTAGTGTACAAAAAACATGGACCAGAGTTGATAGATTATTTGGACTAAATGCAATTTTTAATGCTAGTCAAAATAACATAAGAGACATATATACAGTTGCCAGCAGAGAAGATGATCAAATTAGCATTGTATTTGCAGACGGTGAATTTGGTAATATACCTAAAGGAATAATCAGAGTTTACTATCGTGTAGGATTAAATCAAAATTATAGTCTTAATCCTGACAGTTTTTCTGGTACAAATTTTAGTTTTAACTATATTGGTTCAGATGGCAACACGCACAATATTAGATTTCAATTAAGTTTGAAAAGTAATGTGACAAATGCCAGCACAAGAGAAAGTATTGCTAGTATCAAAGCAAATGCTGGTAGATTTTTTGCAACACAAGATCGTATGATCACAGCAGATGATTACAGTATTTTTCCTGTAACAGTTAGTGAAAACATTAGAAAAATAAAAAGTATTAATCGCGTACACAGTGGACACAGTAGATTCCGTGATTTGTATGACCCTACAGCCACATACAGTGATGCAGTAAATTATCTCACAGATGGATACTTGTATGAAGATAACGTCACAACAAGAAATCTTGTAAGTTTACCTACCAGTAATAATGCAGAACAAATTTATCAAAGATTTCTTAAACCAATATTAGATAATCCTGAAGTAAAGAATTTTTATTACAATAGACACACTTATTCAGGAACACACAACGGCGCAACTAGTTTTTCAGATACAAATGCAGGTATCACTGTTTTCAATTCAAACGGGTCTGAAAACAATGTATTTAGATGGAATCAAGTAAGTAAAAGTTCTAATACTTGTACAGGATATATAACATATAATGCATTTGTACAAAGATTAGGAAGTACAGCAACCAACAGTTTATCAAAACTTCAGGTAAACGGACTAGCAGAATTCATAACAGCTCCGTATAAAGTTGGATATATTGAAACAATTACAGTAAATACCGGTGGTGCTGGATATACAAGTGTTCCTACAGTCACTATTAATGGTGTTGGTTCAAGTGCAGTTGCTACAGCGGTTGTTAATTCTGGACAAGTAACACAAATAATTATTAATAATAGTGGAGAAAATTACAATGATGCAACCAGTATTACCATAAGCGGTGGAGGTGCTACTACAAACGCAACTGCCAGTGTAACTATTGCTAGTGCTGATACACATTGGGTAAGAGTAACAAAGTTATACAAAGATGGATTAGGAGCAGATGATAGCACAGGTACACCAACAGGTATCGATCAAAGTGGAAGAGGTGCTGTAAGTTTAAATGCTATTATTCCAAGTGGTGCTAGAATTAGAAGGTTAGTGCCAAGTTGGTCAATAGATAGTATTACAAAAAATGATATTACTACTAAAATTCAAAATAGAAATAGTTTTGCATTACGTTATGCACCAGATCAACAACAATGGTATACAATTGAAGGTGCTGACTTACCCAGCAATAGTACAACAAACAATGCAGTAAGTCAATGGAGCAGACTATATGAAGGTGACACAACCAGCACAGGTAGAGATAATAGTTGGATTATAAGAGTCAATTATAGCAGTTCCAATTGGGAAATATTGACAAGAAAAACAAGAATTGTTTTTGGAAGCGATAAAGAAATTAGATTTAATAATCTTAATTTTATGGAAACTTTTAGTAGTGAAACACTTAAACCACAAAATGACTCTGTTGAAATACTAGACATTAACACAACTAGCACAACAAATAAATTACCACTTGGAAAAAATTACAAATTTAATGCATTTGGATATTTTACATA